AGAGATAGACCTGGCAGGGTTCTGTGTGGGCATTGTGGAAGAAGAAAAGCGCATCACAGGAGAAAACATTTCAGAAGGCGATAAGATAGTAGGTCTATCCAGTTTCGGTCCTCATGCGAACGGGTATGCTCTGATTAATGCTTTATTAGAAGAAGAACCCTTTAACTTTCCTTTTCTAGACTTTCCTACTCGAGTATACACTCAAGAAGTATTTAAGTTCTGTGGAAACAATAAAGTACTGGGCATGGCTCACATTACTGGTGGAGGCTTAGAAAATAATATCAACCGCATTCTTCCTCCCGGACTTTGTGCAAATATAGACTGGAACAACCCGAGACTTTCTCCCAAATGGGCAGAAACAATCGCACAGAGAGGAAACGTACCTACAGAAGAAATGCGATCTGTTTTCAACATGGGCATCGGATATGTGTTTGTAGTTCCTAGTGGAGCAAACGGTTACTTTGACTCTGTTGTAGGCACAGTAGTAAAAAGTTCTTGACACTTCATTTAAAAAGCGATATAATATGTCTAAGTAAATCGGAGAGTACTATGACAGAAAATCAATTTGAGCTGCTCATCATACACGGCGGCATGATGCAAGAGGGTATGTCCTCTGATGAAGCTATCACAGCTATTCGAATCATGCAGTACACTCCAGAAGACATCGAGTGGCTAATAAACAGATTAGAAACAAAAGCGAGTAACGAATATGGTCAACAGGATACAGGGTGTTAAACTATGAACGATAAGTGGATAGAAAGAACAGGATGGGTAATGTGCTTAGGCGCGTTAGCAGTAGTCACAGCAACGGGGCTTTATGCAGGTATTATTGAATCCGACGTAAGTGTCTGGAAGAAAGTGGTAGTAAGTGTAGGGTATCTCGGACTTGCAGCACTTTTTCTTGTAGTTGTGAGAGAGCATCTGATCGAGCGCAAGACGGACAAGTACAAAGACATGGACGTTTATGGACAGATTAGAGAAAAGGAGGAAGAGTAATTGAAAACATTCATCAATGCAGTAAACGTTGTGTTTAGTTGTTTGTTTATGGCACTGTTCGTTTGGGTATTTGTGTTAGTGGTGTTCTCATTATGATTGTAAAAGGTAGCTTACGTTACACTTCTTCTGGCAGAAAACGCAAAGAGTTCAAGCCTGCAAAAACAACAAACAAAAATCGAGAGTTCAAACCTCTTGACAGAGCTGTAGCTCCTTCTCGTGAGTATATGCTTTGGCAGAAGAATCATCGAGAAAAGTATCCCTCTCTTAGTTTCAAACCAGGTTCTTTGTATGTAAAAAGAAAACCAGAAGAGAACTTTCGTGAGGAAGTAAGTAAACAATATACTGTTTCCATTCCATACAACAAGGGAGCCTATCAGGTTATTCCCGAAGACGAAGTGGAAGGAATAGGTAGATAGGAGATGTATATTATGTTGACAGAAAAACAATATCAAAGACTGAAGAGACTCGTTATTGGTATTTATGCAGTACTGTTTGTTAGTTTTGTTTTATTCATTACTTTGGAGTTTTTGAAATGAATTTTTTTTGGAGTTGTGTAAATGAGTGGCAGGAGCATGGAGTACTTCAAGTACTTCCATGCATTACAATTTTGTATGAAACCGACCCTTGGTGGGATAAAGAGTGGTGCAACAAAGATAATTCTAGGAGAGTTCTAAGACAGTGCTCAGTGCAAGTGAGCTTTCTGACTCATTCTGCTACCTTAGATGTAGAGATACTGGCACCTTGAATGTCACTCATCTTCGAGCTGTAGATAACTTTTTCTAGGTTTGGGGGCCAGTAACAAGGTCCCTTCATTACTTTTCCGTCTTCCCTGTAGAGAGGATTACCATCTTCTCCCAGTTTAGATAGATTACTCCAGTGTACCTCTTGAAAGCAGGCATCTAGGTCAATACCGAAAGCATGTCCTGCCCCATAAGTTACATAGAGAATATCTGTAAGTGCATCTGCAACTTCTACTAAGTTCTTTTCTGAGAGTGCCTGCTGAAGTTCTTTCAGCTCCTCTTGGATAAGATTTACTCTCAGCTCCTGTAGCTCTTCAGTTCCAAGGTCGGGATTTCGTTTATCAACTACTTCCTGACCAAATCTTTCCATAAACGCTCGAACTAATTTAAAGTTAGTCAGCAGATATTTATTCATGTAGTTTCCTTTTGTCGTTTTCTTTCACGTACATTAGCAGCTTGTTTAGCTTCGTTTCTTCTCTGGCAGGGCTTAGTAAAGCGTCGACGATCTTTTACTTCAAGTAACCTATCTTTCATTTTTCGTTTTAAATTTCTTAAAGCTTTGTCTACGTTTCCATTTTTTACAGCTACTTTCAAAAGTCATCCTCACCAAAATAACCGTAGTCTTCATCGGTCCCCCAGCCCGCAGAGGCAAGAGCTTCTGCATCATCTAGAAAGTTATCCCCATAATGGGGTTCATTGTAATCTTCTTCCTCGATTTCTACATAATCATCGTCATCGAAATTGAGTTCTTGAGGGTCGTCAATGTGTTCAAACATTTCTTCGAAGTCCTCAGGATCGGGTATAAAATATGTGGTCATTTATGCTAACTGTCCTTTTGTATGACTTTGCCCACCAGGGCCTTACTGTAAGTGCGTGATACCAAAGAGAGCCTTCAGTAACGTCTGGAAGATTTCCTTCGTACACGTATCTTGCAGTAGCTATAGCTTCGTTGTATCTTTCTGTATCTTTCGGAGTGTCGGATAGTCCGTCGCAGTACCAACTAAACTGACAGGTTCTTTTAGTTCTCTTTTGTTTTACTACCCTACATATAGTGCTAGGAAACCTAGGATCCTTTACCCTGTTTATAGTAACTTGAGCTACCGCTACTTGTCCTATCCAGGGCTGGTTTCTACTTTCAAAGTATATGTTCTTAGCTAAACATGTGATCTCTTCTTCTGCATAACTATTAGAAGGAATACATAGAAGAAGTATAACTATTGTGTAGTTTTGAACACGCATCCCCTATCTCTCAAGTACTTAGCCTGTTTAATGCAGGCATTAACTGTTCGATCTGGAAAATACTGTTGTAGTTCCTGCGCCGGAACACTACCATAAACTTTTAAAAGAAGTACGCGTTCCTTACGAGTCCACGGACGCCTTGTTTCGTTCATAGCAGTCTCTCCATTTTCTATCCATAATTATAGACCAAACCACCTCTCATGTCAAGAGTTATTTTTTTCATACCTAAAAATAACTCTTGACATTACATCTCTCATCATTTATAATATATAGATTATTGGCGTGGTGTATGTGCACCACAAAGAGGAGAGCTTTATGATTGGAATAGACCTAGGCATGTATGTTATCTTTGCTTTTTGTATGGCGGGGTGCTCATATTGCGCCTACAGGTGCGGAGAAAAGGAAGGAATCTTAGAAACGCTTGACTACCTCGAAGCAAAGGGAATTATTGAGTTCGGAGACGAATAGTATGGCTATGGGAATATTAAAAAGCCTTGTTGGACCTGTAACGGGGTTGGTGTCTGAGTTCATCGAAGACAAAGATAAGGCGAATCAATTAGCGCACGATATTGCAACTCTTGCAGAGAAGCAGCATCATCAACAAGTGATGGGACAGCTTGAAGTAAATAAAACAGAAGCTGCCCATAAATCATTGTTCGTAGCGGGTTGGCGACCTGCGGTCGGCTGGGTCTGTGCGCTAGGCATGGCCTCTAACTTTCTAATAGTTCCTTTTTGTAACTTTGGCTTGCAGCTTGCAGGCATCACAGAAACTCTACCGATGGTAGACCTGGAGACAATGATGCCGGTTCTCATGGGTATGTTAGGCCTGGGTGCAATGAGATCATACGAAAAAACAAAAGGAGTCTCAAGAGAAAAGTAAATGAATAGAAACGCAGTATACGATCAATTATGTATAGACGAAGGAGTAAAGTATGTCATCTATAACGACCACCTCGGATATCCCACCTTTGGAATCGGTCACCTTATCACGAAAAGTGACGAGGAATTCGGACGGCCAATTGGAACAACTGTTAGTCCGGAAAGAGTCCGGTCGTGTTTTCAACGAGATCTCGATACTGCCATCTCCGAATGTAACACTCTATACGGAGAAAGGGAGTTTGGAGAATTTCCCGATGAAGTCCAGCAAATCTTGGTTAATATGATATTTAATATGGGCCGTCCTCGTCTTTCTAAGTTTAAGAAGATGTACGCAGCCCTTTCAAAGAAAGACTGGAAAGAAGCTGCCAAGGAAGGCAGGGACTCTCGTTGGTATCGTCAAGTGACTAATCGAGCAGAAAGATTAATGACTCGACTTGAAAATATTTCTTGACAACTTAACCCCAACCCTTCATAATACACCTTATGAATATTTTTATACTTGATGAAGATTTAGATAAGTGTGCAGAGTACCACATCGACAAACACGTCGTAAAAATGCCCTTAGAGGCAGCACAAATGCTATGCACAACTCATTGGATAGATACCTACCTGGGCTATGTCCCTCGTAAGCTGCATAAGGAAGAGCTTGCACAACTTAGAAAATGCAAACATCCGGAGAATGTTAGTTATGCGGTTGCGATGGCAAACCATCCCTGTACTATTTGGACTCGTAGTAGCTTGGATAATTACGAGTGGCTTTTTTGCTATGCTCTGGCTCTTAATGCTGAGTACGGATACCGATACGGAAAAAGCCATAAATCAGTGCATGCTGTCGTCCTTAAGCTACCGAATATATCACATATACCCCGGCGAGGATTATCCGAGTTTGTACAAGCTATGCCAGAAAGCTGTAAAAGGGAGGACCCCATAGAAGCCTATAGAGTCTTTTATCACAAAGATAAAGCCCCCTTCGCTAGTTGGAAGTACAGAGAAAAACCAGATTGGTGGAATGAAACAGAAGCAAATTACAAAAGGAGAATAACCGCGTGAGCAGTGTAAAATTAGTACACGCATCTAGTGAAGAGTTGTTAGATAGTATAGCATATATTGCAAGAGTCTCTAATCCTGGAGGACAAACGAGCACGAAAACAAACAAACGCCTTATAAATTACATGATTCGAGAGGGACATTGGTCTCCTTTTGAGATGGTAACCATATGCCTTGAAGTTGAGACTACTCGGGATATTGCTAGGCAAATTATAAGGCACAGGTCTTTTTCGTTTCAAGAATTTAGTCAGCGTTATTCTGATGTAAGTGTATTAGGTGATGTTACTTACCGAGAAGCAAGAGGGCAAGACTCAAAAAACCGTCAAAACTCGGTAAGAATGGAGGATCCTCATATTCACGAAGAGTGGCGGTATAAGCAAGAAGTCGCTTGGCTAGCTGCAAATGATGCGTACACTTGGGCTCTTAGCAATGGAATTGCAAAAGAGCAGGCAAGAGCCGTACTCCCTGAAGGAATGACCAACTCTCGTCTGTATATGAATGGTAGCGTTCGTAGCTGGATTCATTATGTACAGTTACGAAGCGGAAACGGAACACAGCAAGAGCACAAAGAAATAGCTGTTCAGTGCGCTGAAGAGATTTCCACGGTATTTCCAATGATTATGGACTTTGTAGAAGGAGTAGAAACAGATGTTTCCCTATAGAAACAAAGAAGATCGAAAATATTTGGATGCGGCTACATCGACCTTGACTGCGACGGTACCGCCCTTTGATACAGTGGCAAAACCTGCACACTATGCAGACTCTGAAATAGAGTGTATTGATGCTATGCTTGCTGCTTTCGGAGAAGGGGCTACACAGAACTATGCGAGAGTAAATGCTTTCAAGTATGTATGGCGTGCTCATGAAAAAGGTAAGGAGAAAGAAGATATTCGTAAAGCAATATGGTATCTAAAGTACAGTATTGGAGAAGACCCCCGTGCCTAGTCGCAGGATTAAAAAACGATCATACGAAAAACTAACAGATGCTAACATCAAGCATGTAGCGGGTCTTCTTGAAGCTGAGACTCCAATCACGAAAAAAGAAGCGTGCTCGATACTTAATATCAGTTATAACACTACTCGCCTAAATAACATACTTCAGCAGTATCAAGAAAAGGTAGATTTTATACACGCAAGAAAAGCTGCAAATCGTGGAAGACCTGCAGGAAAAGCAGAGATTTCTGAAGCAGCCCGCTACTACTTAGAGGGAGATAGCGTTGCAGAAATTGCAAAGTCTTTGTATCGCTCTCCTTCTTTTGTACGTGCTATCATTGAAAAACTAGGAGTACCTACTCGAAGAAAGAAAGATGATAGAAACTATTCTTTATTTCTACCAGAGCAGTGTGTTGCAGAAGACTTCGAAGTAGGAGAACGAGTTTGGTCTGCTGTATACGATAGCCCTGCACAGGTAGTAAAGAAACTAGATAGCAGTACCTACTTGGAAAAGTATGGAGCTTTTTGCTACTGGATATATGTGTTCGAGAAAGTAGACCCTTCGGAGAGCTTCTTTCCAAGCGTAGAAGTAGGTGGTTTCAATGCCGCTACTCCTTCATACGAATTAGGAAAGCTGTCTCATTTAGAAGAAGCGGGCGTAGACCTTAATAGGATACAGTAATTATGTGGTCTCATTTTTGTAAAATTACAAAAGCAATAAGAGTTCTTCCTGACGAAGAAAGATGTGAGTATTGTACAATTCCCAAAAATGACAACACGAATTTTCCTGGTAAGTTCTGGATACATCCAGCGCGTCGATACGTTAGCTGGCCCGAACATCAAGAGTATTATTACTACTTAAACAAAAATAAATCTTGACATGAATGTCAAAATCTCCTATAATATATTTTCAAATCTTAGGGAAACATATTTTCCCGAAAACACAACCCACCAAAGGACACAAAAATGACCTGGAGCCAAGAAAAGAAAGACGCAGTAATCGAAGCGTATCAAGATCAAAACCCTACCCCTGAAAACTCCATAGAAATTGTCAAAGAGCTTGCAGAAGAGTATGAAGAATCTCCTAATGGAGTTCGCATGATTCTTAGCAAAGCTGAAGTATACGTGAAGAAAGCTCCTGCAGCTCCTTCCTCCGGTAACAGTACTGGTGGCGGTAGTCGTGTATCTAAAGCTGCTGCACAAGAAGCTCTCGTTTCTGCTCTCACCGATATGGGTGCAGAAGTTGATGAAGAAATCATTAGTAAGATGACTGGTAAGGCTGCACAGTACTTCACTACGGTGTTGACGAGCGCAGCATAGCTCAGAGATTTGTAGCAGTAAAGTGACCTGGACGGGGCTTCGATGCCCCCACCTCCACCAAAAGCACATCACGGTGTGTTTTTGATGGGGGTGAAAGGTTTCGACAGGGCAGAAATAGACTACGATAGAGCAACTTAAACATAAACGCTAACAACGACGTTTATTCTCTAGCTGCTTAAAGCTAGACGGGGTTTGGCCCACCTTGTTACCCAAAGGGCCTTCATATCACCTAGCAGGGCAGTAAAAAATTTTGCTAATCTACTAGGATGAGACATGAGAAAGCAAGAGTTAGCAAATTTGGTCGCCGAATATGGTGATGCAATTATCACTTACAAAAGTGAAAACTCAAAAAAGCTAAAGTATAATGTCTGTACATTAGACTTTAGTACCCCATACATTCAGAAGAAAGTTAATAGGGCAACCGAGTCTGAAGGGACTCTTTTGCTTTTTTGCTGGGATACGGATTCGTATAGACTGCTAAAGCCGTCTAACGTAAAAAGTGTTGTTCCTCTGTCTTCGGTTCTAAAGAACGAGGTCTAGAGTGGAACTTCATACCGCACCCTCTGCTTTTGAAAGAGTAATACATGTAGATGAAGAAAAGAATATTCAAGTAAGACTCTCTGTAAATACATTCAGAGATATAGAATATCTTCACCTTCGTAAGTACTACTTAGACTTTGATGAAGAGTGGAAGCCCTCAAAAGAAGGCGTAGCTATGGAGTTAGATTTCGATAACTCTAGGGAACTTTTCGCGGGTTTAGTAGAGATACTTTCACTGGCAGAAACCAAAGATGTACTAGAAACTTACTTCAAAGATTATTTGGACGAGATCTACAACTAAATCTTGACTTTCTCTCCTTCCGGCCGTATAATATAGGTTCATTCAGTGAGAGAAGTTATGGAACTTTTAGATTATCTTAGCGACATGTACTACAAGGGTAGTCCTGTCGTATCAGATGCTGAGTTCGATGTTTTATGCTCTGCATATAACTATGACAGTGTTGGACATCAGATTACGGATGGAGTGCCTCATTTCATTCGCATGTACTCTCTACAAAAAGTTTTTACAGACGAAGAAGTTTCGGATTTCTCCGAAGGAAGAGTTGTCGTAAAAACTCCTAAGCTGGATGGCGCAGCTGTGTCTCTTCTTTACGGGGGAGGAGAGCTGCTACTAGCGTTGACACGGGGGGATGGAAATCTAGGTAGGAATATCACGGATAAACTTTCGTGCCTTGTTCCTACACGAATTTCTTTGGCCGACACGCTAGTACAAATCACAGGTGAGGTAGTTGCTCCAAAGACCTGGGCTAACTCCAGGAACTTTGCTGCGGGGTCGCTAAATCTGAAGGATGTGAGAGAGTTTATTGCTCGACCACTTACTTTTGTAGCCTATGATTTACAAACAGAGGATGGACCTAAAACGGAAACCTATGCGGAGACTTTGAGTCTTCTCGAAGACCTTAGATTTCTTAGTGCTGCAGGCCAAGGGCTTGAGCACAGGTTTCCCACTGATGGAGACGTTTTTCGTGTAGATTCCAATAATGCTTATTATAATATGGGATTTACAGCGCATCACCCTAGAGGGAGTGTAGCCAGAAAAGAGTTGAAAGAGGGGGTCCTTTCTCGCCTTTTGGATGTTGTGTGGCAAGTAGGAAAGTCCGGGGTTGTAAGTCCAGTAGCTATTCTGGACCCTGTTGAAATCAACGGAGCCACGGTCTCTCGTGCAACACTGCACAACATTCAATACATTCGTGCATTAAAATTGGAAATAGGGTGTCAAGTAGAAGTTATTCGGAGTGGCGAGATTATACCTAGGATTGTCAGGCGTGTTGACTAGTCTGACATCAGAAAAAATAACTCTTGACAAAAACCTCAAAATTTCATATAATATGTCTTCAATTTCAATGAAAGGTTCCAACATGATACAAATCGTTCCACCAACTGAGTGTCCTAGTTGTGGTACTTTGCTTGAGTGGTCAAACGATTTGCTTTATTGTAGGAACCTAGAATGCTTCTCTCAATCTTCAAAGAAGATAGAGCATTTCGCTAAGACCTTGAAGATCAAAGGTCTCGGTCCAGCTAGTATACAAAAGCTGGAACTATCGGATGTTTCAGAGATTTATGCTCTGACAAAGCTGATGATAGAAGAGGCTCTTGGCTCTGAGAAGGTTGCAGAGAAGTTATTTTTTGAAATTAGAAACTCGGTGCATGCGAGTCTAAACTTACTGTTACCGGCCCTAGGTATTCCTTTGGTAGGCAAAACGGCTACTGCTAAACTTTCATCAGTATGTAAGAACATTAATGATGTAAACTATGAAAGTTGCAAGGCAGCCGGTCTTGGTCCTAAGGTTACTGAATCGCTGGTTAACTGGATAGAAAATGAGTATCCTTTCTGTGAGTTACCACATACTTTTGTATTCGACCAACCAACAATGCAAACCTCCGTTCAGGGAGTCATATGTATTTCTGGTAGACTAAAGAGTTTTAAGACGAAAGCAGAAGCAACAGACGCTCTGAAAGAGCAAGGCTATATTGTGAAGTCGTCTATGACGATGGATGTTACACATCTAATCAATGAAAGTGGTATTGAATCAGCAAAGACTCAGAAAGCAAGAGACTCTGGCATTATTATTGTTACAAACATACAAGACCTTATTGGAGAAACACATGGCATTGCCTAAGTGGACAGACGAGCGCACTGATGAGCTCGTTAATTTTGTAGGTGATGAGTCACCTATCTCTCAAGCAACTGTAGCTGACGCTGCTGATACGCTTGAAACCTCTACCCGTTCTATCTCTAGCAAACTGCGAAAGATGGGTTTCGATGTAGAGCTCGTATCCGCCTCTACTGGCCGTAGCTTTAGCGACGACCAGGCTGCAACTCTTGCCGCCTTTGTGCAAGATAACAGTGGCGAATACACCTATGCTCAAATCGCTGAGCATTTTGAAGGCGGGGCTTTTAACAAGAAGCAAGTTCAAGGAAAAATCCTGTCTATGGAACTCACGGACCACGTGAAACCCGCTCCCAAAGTGGAAACGGTTCGCACGTACTCAGAAGCCGAAGAAGCCCAATTCATCGAATTGGTAAACGATGGAGCCTTTGTAGAATCCATCGCAGAAGCTCTTGGCCGTGAAATTCCTAGTGTTCGTGGTAAAGCTCTTAGCTTGCTGCGGGCAGGTGTGATCGACGCGATTCCGCGTCAAGAACACACCAAAGGCACTGCGAAAGAAGATCCTCTCGAAGGAATCAACGGCATCGAAGAGATGACGGTAGAAGAAATTGCTGATGCAATCGGCAAGACTGTTCGTGGTGTGAAAACGATGCTTACTCGTCGTGGTATTACTGCCAATGACTATGACGGGCGTGCTCGTAAAGAAAAAGCCGCAGGCTAATCTTACATTGAGGCATGGCCTTTTGGTGACAGAAGGCCTCCATCGGATGCTTGGACAAGGCAACTCCTTGTACCCTGCCTCATCTTTTTTCGGGGGAAAGTTTGAACTTAGCGAGCGCACTTATAAAACAAGTGCTTGTGCTACAGGATTTTGATACCTGGAGTAACGTTCGTCGAGATTATTTACCTTCGCAGTATCATACTATTTTTTCACAAATAGAGAAACATGCAAGTAAATATCACAAACTTCCCACGTTCGAGGACTTAGAACTCAATCTACGTGACTCTGCAACTATTGAAAAGCTATACGCTATTCAGTCAGTAGAGGTAGAAGCAGATGCATATATGCTTCTGGAGTATCTCAAGAATGAGTATACTCAAAAAGAGATTCTAGATTCCTTAGAAAACTATGTTGAAAACTCTGTGTCTTTTGAAGATGCAGAGGAAAGTGTGTCTCACTTGCATCAGATTGTCATTGACATAGAGGACAAGGTAGACCTGCAGAAACCTGAAGAGAGTATGCAGCGTATTCCTTTGTTTGATTCCGATGAGGATCTTGAGAAATTTATTCCGCTTGGCTTGAATGCTGAGTACGATAGTATGTTCACTTTTTCACCTACAGACTTAGTTCTGATTGGGGGTAGAAGAGGTGCAGGTAAGTCCATTACGTGTGCAAACATTGCTCACAACATCTGGAAGTCTGGCCGTTCAGCACTCTATTTTACTATAGAAATGCCGAGTCGTCAGATTCTCCAGAGACTTTGTTCTATTGCCACAGGACTTGATTTTGGTAAACTCAAGTCTAAAAACCTTTCTGTAGTTGAGTGGCGTGCAGTTGCAGAATGGTGGGCAAGTCGCTTTGTAGAAGGCGAATCAAAACTCGAAGACTATAAAAGTCATAGAGACTTTGATAGGTTTCATCATGATCTCACAACTACCTGCGAGCTTCTCCCGACTCGTCAGCTAGATGTAATTTATGACCCGAGCCTTTCTCTGTCTCGTATTCGAGCCGAGCTTGATAAGAAGGTTGAAAACCTAGATACAGGTGTAGTTCTTGTGGACTATATCAACCAAGTCAAGCGTGGAGGTTTGAATACTCGGGCCGGTCAGTATGACTGGACAGAACAAATAGAAGTAAGTAAGGCACTCAAAGGTATGGCACAGGAGTATAACTGTACGGTTGTCTCTCCATACCAAATCGACGCAACCGGTGAAGCGCGGTTCGCTAAAGGTATTCTGGATTCGGCAGATGCAGCGTACACTTTGGATGCTTACACTGAAGAGGATTCTTGTATCACCTTCAAGTGTGAGAAAATGCGTAACGCCGGTATGCGTCACTTTACTTCCGAGTACAATAGGTCTAGTCTTCGTATTGGACCAAATAGTGCTCTTCCTCCCACAGACAAAAAAGCAGAAGACTCTGAAGAGGGTCCTAACCAAGACGATATATTTGAATTATGAAACAGCTAGACCTGTTCGACAAAAAAGAAAAAGAAGAATACGAGCCCAAGACTTTTTGGCAAATAATAACCTGTGATTTATATGCAGTACTTTTAATTGTTGTAGGGTTCGCGACATTACTTTACGGTTCCCTTTCCTAAAAATAGTTCTTGACTTT